ATCAAGAACACACGACATGATTCCATTTACAGTGCCAATAAGAACACTTTACAGAAATATACCTGCTCGATTGTTAGAATACGAACGTCAACAAAGAGAACGAAGAATGCATCACATAATCGAACCCGATGATGAACTCGCAACGGAACTAACTGAGACACCTGTACCAAAACCAATGCCTCCAATTAACCGTGCAAGTTACGATGGATCTTGTGCTTACTGTGGCGATGAAATAACAACAGGTTGTCGTGTAAATTGTGCAGCAGGTCATATCTATCATTGTGACTGTCTAACAGATGGAATGAATTACTTATACACACACGGTCAACAATTTAGATGTCCCAAGTGCCGTCAAGAAATTAATTCATTTTACCGCGTTGAAATAACACCTCAAATTCAAGCAGAAGTAACAGCGTCATTTGGTAAGAAACGGTTAACCATTACCGAAATTAACAAGATGATTAGGTATCTTAATAAATTTTCATGAAATTAAAATAATAACATTAATCAAAGATGTTTGAAATAATTAATGTTGATAAAAACAAAGACAAGACCATCAAAAAATACATCAACGAAGGTTTTTGTATATTTTCATTTCCAGGTATTCAAAGTTATATAAACCCTGATACAGGTATAGAACGTAAAAACCCGATATTCGATGTTCGGTGGCATTCCATAGATCGCACAAACAATTTAAATCACCTCGATCCATCACACCGCGGTTTTGCATTTGTAGCTGGAAGTTGTAGTGGAGTAACTGTAATTGATATCGATGATAAAAAGGAATACACTCGAATGATTAAAGATTTTCCTGAACTAAAGGGTTACCGAACAATAAAAACAAACAAAGGGTACCATATATATTGTAAATACGATGAAGGTATTACAACGTGTACAAATGGAATGACCAAATACAACAAAGTAGACATTCGTAATAATTTGTCACTTACGTTTTGTCCACCATGTGAATACACTTTGGTTAGTGGAAAAAAAGTACGGTACACCGATCTTGGAGGTAAGATAAAACCAATTCCACCAAAGTTGAAGGCTTGTCTCAAACAATTCCATGAACCTAAGTCCAATTATTTTGAAATTTTTATAATATAATATAAATGAATATCAATGAAATTAAAAATAGCAAAATACTCAACAAAGATACTAAATATATTATACTATCCAAATTTTATCAAAATCAAATAAAAGATTTATTACATATTATGAGTTTAGATATATCGAGAATGTATAACAAAGAACTAAAAAACCAACCACTTTATTTAAAAAAAAGTTTTACAAGTTTTCCCAAAAAAATATCAATGAACACGCAAAAATTATTTAACCATGTTAATGGTAAACTAGATAAATTGTCTTTACAGAACTTATTTTATATATCTTTGATACCAAGAGGAAATTATTTTTTAGATCTTGATGTTTTTAATAACAATTATAAAAATAATTTGTATTGTTTTAGTAGTATTTTTAACAATATCATTATTAAAAAATTTGAAAAATATACAAGAGAACTTTATTTACTAAAAACTCAGTTAAAAAACCTTGAATAATAAAAACCATTTATGGAAACCCTAAGGTTTTTTAACGTTGATATTACTTGTAATCCGGATCACAATTATCATTTAATACGGGATACTGAGTATACTTCTTTTTATAGTCTTCCAAAAACGTACTTTCGTATGCATGGTACGTCTGGGCAATTACTTTTATCTGTTTGTCGAATATATCAATTTTTATTTCAGTTTTTGGTAACTTGTACCCATACATTTGAATTTTGCATTTCTTATTTAAATAAAATTCAAATGTATTATAAATAAATCCATTGGTTTTGGAACAGTCTCCAGATTTACCGCGCTCTTTGATGTGATGTCCACACATATAACTTGCTACACGTGACCCTAGTCCATTTCGTGTTCCTCCAATTTTTACAATTGCATCGTTGATTGTAAAAATATACAACCATTCATCCTTCGAATGATAGTCATCAACACATGGTACAAACTTTATAAGCGTGTTGCGTCTCTTTTTACCAGTACGAGGATTAATATCTGTATCTAAAACGACGTCAGCAACAAGTTTAAAGTGTTCCTTTCTGGTATAATTGTCAAAAAGAACCAAATTGTCCTTGGAAATCAACTTTACCCAATTTTTTACACTTGAATCGTTCAGTACGTTTTGTTCACCCGAAATATCACCCAAAGATACTTTTTCAAACGATTCAATAAGTTTATCCATCAAGAAGTTCTTCTTCGGTGGGTTCAAAAAGTTTAAAAAAGGTTACCCAGATTGCTGCGATACCAGCAAACCCAATCAATAAGAACACTGGACCCATTTATTAACCCGTTTAAGCGCAGCCTAAGCTTTTTTTATTTTTTGTACAATTTAATTAATTTTTTAAGTTTATAAATTTTTTAAGTTTATAAATTTCCACAACAAATCTTGCAAATTTGGCTCGAAAATGGGGACTATATATGTTGTATTCGACACCAACTGATCTAAAAAATAATATAATATCAAAATCAATTTCATCAAGTTTGGAAAGTTGTTGGTACATCTCAAACAACAATTATTTGTTTTGAAATGAGGTAATTGTTTTTGATGAATTTTTTTCTTAACCACTTTGGGAACAGCCTAAGCTGTTTTTAAATGAAAATGTTACAAAATTATAAAATGAGCCAATTGGCAACAATGAATAACTCTAGGTTTAAAATTTACAAAGACTTCCTCAAAAATACACTTTGCACGATAATCAAAATCAATTGCCTGCTTGATTTGATAAAATTCTAAATTCGTGTATCCATCGGTAATACTTAATTGTGGAAAAACACCTTGAATTACAGATACAAGGTAATCCATTTTATGTTTATTTAGATCGTTAAAGTAATATTGCATCACATGGGCACTATATGATTCATTAGAAATGAAATCTCTCACATTGGTATTTGCTCTACACACAGGACATACAGAATTAAACTTTACCCATTCAGTTATACAGCTTTTACAAAACGAATGACTACAGTTTGTAAGACACAATTCGTTGACAACTGTTTCATAACAGATTGGACATTCTGTCATCTTTATTAACCCCATTGGGGAAACCCGAAGGTTTTTTTAGAAAGTTTCCATAATTGTTCGGTAACCCATTACAATTAATCCAGTTTTCATTGTGGATTCAGCAAGTTGTAAAGATTGTTCAAGATACCATTTGATCGAAGGGTCTTTCAAGATAGTAAGATAATATCTGTTTTTATAATCGATTTCAAATGTTACTCTACCTCCATTAACAAGGTATTTATAATCCTGAGTTACTTGTTCAAGGTGAGTTTCCATTTAACTACCTTATGTTAAATTAATTTATTTAAATTAATTACCTTTTTTTCTAAAAGTTGTACTTTGTTTTCAATTTCTTCTTTTTGAAAATTTAATTTCTTAATTCCACTATTGATAAAAAGTAATAATGAATTGAGTCTATTAATTTCAACCGCGCAATCGTTGATGTCGTTATTTATCGTTTTAACAATTCTCTGTGAATCGTTTTGCGTAAGTTTTATCATTTTAACCCCATTGGGGAAACCCGAAGGTTTTTTAAAATAACTCTGTAAAATAAATTCTAACAAAAAAATCAAGACCGCTTGTACTATTACCAGCTTGTTCAATGCGATATCTACCAGGATCAGGTTTTGTATACTCGATAATTGTATTTGCTACAGTTACCCACGTTAGTAAAAAAAATGAAATATTTATAATAAATATTCCTAACATTTCAAATAACCAGTCTATAAAATCAATTACAATGACAACTTTTCCATTATCATATTCCATTTTTAATGAATGTTATTGAAATGATAATGCATACAAAACCATATATTAATTCTGTTCTACAATTTGGACAAGTTTTATTTTTAAAAACCCACCCTGCTATGCAATGTATACAAAACGTGTGTCCACAATATCCTTTTTTAAACTTAGCAAATGGAACAATTTGTGTCTAACATTAATATCTTAAACCCCTTGGGGAAACCCGAAGGTTTTTTGTTAATGGTAAAGTTCAAAAATTGAACAATAAAATTCAACAATTGACCAAATAAAAGTACCAATGCATATTAAAATATATAGATTCGACAAAAGGAGTTTAAATGTACATTGTTTTTCGTATTCTTGTTTAAACTTTATACAATTGTTGTGAATTACTTTCAAGACCTTCTTCTTAATTAATAATTCTTTAATAGATTCATTATCTCCATAGAACTCTTTGTCAATTTTTAAGTAATCAATAACGGAATCATTTAAGAACTCTTTCCAAGACTCTGGATCTTCCAAATTGTGCATAAAATTGCATATTTTGTTAAGTTGTGCTTCGGTTTTTATTGGAACAATGTACTCCATTTTAACCAGTTTATGGAAACCCGAGGGTTTTTTAATGAAAAATCTTAAATTTGAAGTTCAAATTCAAATAATCGATTTTTTTGTTCGAGCTTGTACTGATAATTTTGAATGTACCTGGTACAATTTTCATGAATTTTTTGTAATATCGTTATTTTAATTAGATACAATTTATATTCCAATGATTCTATAGATTCATCTAATAATCCATCAGTTAAATCTAAAAATCTAAGAACATCTTCATTTAAAATAAGAGGCCAGTATGCATCAGTTTGTCTAAGTGCACGAATCATATAGAAATTTCTCATGAATTGGTGAATATCGTTCACTTCTTGAATGTACTCCATGGCGGTTTTTACCCCGTTATTGAAACCCAAGGGTTCTTTAATTCAAAATTTTAAATTAACAACCAATTTCATTTAATTTGAAACAATTTTTACAAAATTGGTTGATCCAACCCTTGAAATGACCAGTTCACCGTGTAGGTCCCCAGTTGAACTGGTCATTTCTGCAAATGTTATCTCGATACTTATATTTCTCATTTTTACAAACTTTCGATATATTCATTTATATGTTCGTATGCTTTTGATATTATAACTGCTTTAACCAATATATCATTAACTTGAAGCGACTGTTGAAGATACCTTTTAGCCATTTGACAACGCTCAAAATCAATTTCTCGAAGGTAATATTGATTTATACTATCTAGATCATCAAAATTAATGTCACATAGTCTGTTTGTCATCATACAATTCTTGATGATATTATAATTCTTGGCAAATTCTTCGTAGTTTGACTGCGGGCACAGCAACTTTACGTTGGAAAACGAGCGCAATAGAGAATCCATTGTATTTTGTTAACCCGTTTATGGAAACCCTAGGGTATTTTATTATTTTCTAAAAAATGATGGACTTCTCATTTTTATAAACTCATGTAATAAATATGGATTTAGTTGTTCTTTACATATTTCACAAGAACAATCTGCGTCAACATTCCATGTTAAAGCATCCATATAACCTGTCATTGTAATTTTAGTTTTAGAAGCATACCATTTATAAGCACAATCGATGTGTACATAGTTATCTGTACACTTACATTCCAAACACGTCATTTCACCTTCATAGTCCAAGCATATTCTGCACTGTGCCATGTTTGTTTTTAAACCCGTGAGGGAAACCCGAAGGTTTTTATAAAATTTAGTAAATCGCGTACATATGTGGATACTGTTTCAACTCGGGAGTCGTCTTACATATTCTCGAAGTAGATGTCATCGTTAACTTATCAAGAATGATATCGAAACGCTGATCGGTATCACATAATTGAAGCACTTTATTAAACCTTTTCGAAGATACTGGTTCTCCGCGATATATATTTAGTTTCATCAAGTTATCATATAAATAAATCATCTCGGGATTGTCCAGATTGTCAGGCCAAAGATGGTAAATATTTATAAAAATAGCTTCACCAGTTATCAAACAGTTTCTCCAACTGTTTTTTTCTTCTGTTTTTGTGACTGTTTTCCGGCAAAATGGACAAGTTGGACTTGTAATCAGCCAAGTGGACATACACTTTTTACACATACTGTGAGAACATTCACTCAATTTCTCAAGATGTCTAAATGGTTCATAACAAATACCACATGTTTCATAATTAAACTTGCAATGAATGCCACAAAAACTGATTTCACCTTTCTTTTTTAAATTTTTACACGGTTTTCCTTTATTTGTGGTTGCTTTACACAGTTCCATTATACAACACGAACTTGTGGTGCTTTTCACCTGTTGAAGTTGGTGTTTTTAGGTAATATTCTATTTTGGTAATTTTTCTTACCCAAAACATTACTTGCTCTATAGCAGGTGGCAAATTTTTCACAAAATTATCATACCCTTCTTGAGTTATACTCACCGTTTTCATGGGAGCCAAGGTTGTTCCAAACAAAAACATGTTAAAACTTTCACGTTCGTCCTGTGAAAGGTCGAGAAAAAGGTAATGTACAACTGGCGTTTTAACAATTAAGTCGAGATCAATTCCAGTTTCCATAACTTTTTCATAACAGTCTTTATTCACAAAAGACCTACAGTACGGACAAGTAATAGGGCGTTTAGATGCCATCCAATTGATAATACACCCCGTACAAAATGTGTGCTCACATTCTAATCTAAAAGGTTCGTTAACGTGATTGTAGCAGATTGGACATTCTGTCATTTTGTTAAACCAAATGGGAACAGCCTAAGCTGTTTTTATTTTATGCTTTTTTCAATCTAATTAAACCTATTACAGGAACCCGAGGGTTTTTAAAGTTTTGAAAATAAATAAAATATTCATTTATTTGTTTATTATTTTGATTTTGCCCTCAATAAACACCAATTTCATTATTTCAGGTAATTTGAAACATTTGCTACAAATACAGATAGAACCTGTTTTATTTGTAGGTAACCACGGTTTGAATGGCGATTTATTACTGTGGTTGAGCTTTTTATCGGCTTTACATGCCGCTTCTTTGAGGTCCAAACACATTTTGTATATACATTTATTGTCTTTCATTATTAAATTAATTATTAAAAACCCAATGGGAACAGCCTAAGCTGTTTTTATTTTATGCTTTTTTTCAACCTAATTCTAAACCAATTTGTTCGTATTTTGCACATGTTCCGTAATATTTATCCATAAAATATTCTAATGGGTCTGGAATGAACATCCTAACAAATATGAATTCAGGTATTCCCCATATTGAATTTTGGTCATTTAATATAAATTCGGTTATTATAAACGTTGAAAATAGAAATAACCAAATATCTCCAAGACTCCACATATCAAAACTTTTAAAATTTTAAGTATTAAAAACCCAATGGGAACAGCCTAGGCTGTTTTTGTTTTATGCTTTTTTAATCTGAGTCTGAGTCTGAGTCTGAGTCATCACTTGATCCAGAATCAGAGTCAGTTTCGCTTACAGACTCCCACTCATACATGTCTTCGACGTGTTTCCAAACCGCATTCACGAGTTTGTCCTTGACATCACCGGTCTTGATTTTGGCATATGAACAGTAATCAACCAGTTCAGCCTTTGTAAACTTCTTGATATCGGCCTTAGAATCGGCTTCTTCAATCTTGGAAACTAGGCCCTTTTTGTCAAAAACTCTTTTCTTGAGTTTATTGAGTTTGGCGATGATGTAATCGATTTCCTTGTTCATTTTTGAAAAAACTGGTGTTGGATTTTACGTGTTTTTTTTGATCCCTAGGGATCCTTTTATTTATTTTTTTTTGTTTTTTTTGTTTTTTTACTCCTCCTCCTCGAGCTCCTCTGTAACCGGTGGGACTGGTTTCTTGGAGGGCTTCTTGATCTTGGACTCAGTCTTCGAATCAGCCTTCGACGAATCGGCCTTCGGTGGTTCAGGTTCCTTTTTTGCGTTCATTTTCTCGATGATCTCCTCGGCATTGTCGATGTGATGCGCACAGAACCACTTGTCCTCGAACTGCTTGGTCGCACCGATTCCGCAAGGCTTGCCCTTGGCATTGCAAGCAAAGCACGCGTGGAGCTCCTTCTTGGTATCGGCCTTCTTGGGCTTGCTGCGAGGGCTGGTGTCCTTGTCGCTAGACTCGCCCTGGAGATGGCGCCAAACACGCTCGACGAGATCATTCTTGACACCACCTACGCGCAGATCGTGAGTGCGGCAGTAGTCGTTGAGGACAACGGAAGTGCAAGTTGACAGCTCCTCCAGAGACTCGGCGTCAGCGGGGTTCTCAAGCTTGGATTTTGAGGACTTTTTGCTCTTCTTGTCACCACCGACGGCAGCGGGCTCGGTCCTGATCCACTCGTTCGACATATGCTTGACGTAGACCGCAAAGCAACCGTTGACGAGCTCGATGAGAGAGTCGGTAACTTCCTCATCCAAATCGTGGTTCTTGATAAAAGTCATGATCAGGGATTCCATAGCAGCCATTGGCGTTGTAAACAGAGTTTCTTACTGCCTTATTTATGACCCGAAGGTCTAAAGCGTTTTTTGTTTTTGTATTTTTTAGACAACCGGGCGGAGCACCCACTTTTGGGTGGAGTGATCATAAACCTGGATGCATCTTTTCTTGGGCGTCGGCGGAACGGGAATCGGTTGACGGTCCATTGCAGAAGACTTGTTTACACACCTTACCGTTGACAGTTTAGAGGCTTTTTAGATTTTGTAAAAACCGGTTGGCAAAATACCACGCCCGGTGGCTTATTTAACTGGTTCCAATTTCTGCACCCGGTGGCCTTGGGTATATTGTAACTGGTTCCAATTAAATGGCCTTGGGTATATTGTAACTCGTTGAAAGACTGCACCCGGCGGCCTTGGGTATATTGTAACTGCTTGCAATTACTGCACCCGGCGGCCTTGGGTATATTGTAACTGCTTGCAATTACTGCACCCGGTGGCCTTGGGTATATTGTAACTCGTTGAAAGACTGCACCCGGCGGCCTTGGGTATATTGTAAAATAAAACAGTGCAATGCGCTTGGTTTGCGTAAGGGGCTCAGGTCTTAGGTATTTTGTAAAAAACACTGCACCGGAAGCCTATGGTATTTTGTAAAATGTTCCATTTAAAGATCCATCCGTTTGTTGTATATTGTTACACACGTTGCTTATATTCTACACTTTGGATTTATAAGCTTCATACGATTTAAAATTAAAGTAATAATAGATGATTACTATGCATGGAAAGGTTCAAGAACAGCAACAGATGAATTTTTAAAAATAAACAAAGACAAAGTAAGAATTATTGATACCAAAATAACAATGGTATTTAAAAAATTAATTAAATCATTTATGAATTCGTTTATAAATTACATTGGTTTTGCTGATACCCAATTCAGGTACACCTGAATTTATCAAATTCTCGATGTCACTGATTCCAACGTTTTTAAAGTACTTCACAAGGTCATCTAAAAAGATGTCATAACTCAAAGAATAATTTGAATCTTTGTACAACCGTTCTATAAGGGACAACAAATTAATTTTATTTAGCTTCATTTTTTTATTAAAATCACAAACTCCAATTTGAAAAATATTTCTATCGTTTGTGATTTCACTAAAAATTTTATCATCACTCACTATGATTATCATATTATCGTCGTTCACCAAACGACCACACTCAAACAAAATATGAGCATCAGTTGAATTCTTGTTTTTATACTTTGTACACTTCAAATTAACAGATATATCAAAACTAGACAAATGTTTAAATATAATATTTGTTTGGCAATAAATGTTAATGTGATAAGTTTCTTTTCCAAATTGATACTGTATTTTTGGGAAAACATCCTTTACAAACAATTCAATATTGATATTATCGGCATCCAACAGAATATACTTCATCTTTAAATTAATTATTTTTTGTTTTTTTAAGTACTCTTACACCTTACAATTTTCTTTTGAAAACCCAATAACAGCACAAGCAATTCTCTTACCTGCGTTGCCGGTTTTTAAACTTTCGGCATTTCCACCTTTTCCACAGTCGTCTGGGTCTTCGTGAATAATCAAACCTCTACCAATAATATTACACTTACTTCCTCTAAGTTTAATAACATTATCGTAAAATGTATATCTCGCTTCACCTTTATTATTTGTTTTTATATTTCCTAGATCACCGACATGTCTTTTTCTCATACCAGGACATCCATGAGTATTTCCATATGGGTTAAAATGGGCACACATACTTGTACATTTATCAGTTAAATCTCCTGCTTCATGAACATGGAAACCGTGTAAAGAATCAGGGACTAGTCCGGTAATATTTAAATCTATTTTTATTCTATTACGGTCTTCACTAAATTTAACATATCCTTTATTATCATTAAATACAGCAATAGCATATACAGGTTTATTTGTCATTATCTTATAAGTTATTATTATTATTATTAAACAAACTATTAATAATATTATTATTGCCATTATATTATAAGTTATTATTATTATTATCAATAATTAATTATTTGTTCTGCAAAATTATCACATTCTTCTTTTGATAATGGATTATTTTTATATGTTAAACTTTTAAACGTACTATCAATACGCCCTATAGGTTTTTCATTTTCAGATCGGTTTATAAATATCAATTTACCATTTTTGTTAAAAAACAGGTGATTCGTATAAACAATTGAACCAGTTGAAAAAACAATTTTTTTTGCATATAATAAATAAATACACAAATCAAATATATTCATTTCTTCTGGAATCAAAATAAGATATCCATTGTTTTCCAAAGTTTTAAGCATTTCTTCACAATGTACTTGAGTAGCTTTTAACATTACGTTCTTGTTACGATTTGATTTAATTAAAACTATATTTTTATCACATAAATCGCTATTATAATATTTATTTTTAATAATTGTAATTAATTTATCAATTAAATACTGATGTCCATTAATATACATTATTTTTTGAGGAAGAATAATTAGATTCTTAATATTGTATATTTTATTTTCATCTAATTCAATAAAACAATAATCATCTGGTAACAGTAAATTTAGTAACTTAAAGTTGTTAGTGTCTTTATAATTTTTATAAATTAAAATATTTTTAATATTATTATTATAAATATAATGTACATTATCAAGTACTATTGATAAATCGTGTCCGGAATTTGAAAAATTAAAAGGATTTAACAAACTTATGTATTTATCATTATCTAAATCAATTATTGTAGATAGATCTACACTTAAAATATCTTTGTAATTATTTATTAAGTTGTCATATATTTTATATATATTATTATAATTACTATGCCATTTTCTTGCTCCAATACTTATATAACTATTGCTATTTGAAATGACTTTTAATTTGTCATTAATATAACAAAAACAAATACTATTTTGCCATTGACCTGTTACTATTGTACCTGTATGTAAATATACGTTATTATATACGTTATCTTTATTACTATAAGAAATATTTTCATTAACCCAGGGTAATATTTCACAATTATCTAGAGTTAGTTCCATATAATATTTTCCAATATTTTATTTTATTTAAAAATATTCCAAGGTATAATTGAGATAATACATGAAATTAATTTGCTTGTGCGGATTCTTAATGAGATAAAAATCAGCAATGTATTCATTACCATTGTAACTGGAGTATCCAATTAAATTGATAAACTTGTCAGGATACTCAGTTTCACATGATACAATATCCTGATACAAGTTTTCACTGTGATTTTCTGGTTTATTCCAATCTACAGAACGATAACTGGAATGATATAACTGGTAACTAGTATTTTCTTTGTCTTTATTGATTTGAATAGTTGGTCTTACTTTATTAAGCATCATCTTTTTGATATGTTTTTTGATATGCCATTTGATAACGTCGCTTTTAATACTAACGTTCATTTTTAATCTAATATTTTCATTTTTTTAAATAAATTCAATTCTTTTCTTTAATAGATTCTATGTATTTGTTTTTTTCATCTTCTGTAAAAAAAATATCTAATTCAATTGAATTAATTAGTTTTTCAAATTCAATATTATTTATTTTATATGTATTTAAAAATTTTTTGTATACATTGTAGTATTTTTTTGAAGGACTATAATTTGAATTTTTTAATTGCTTACATTCAATGTCGAAGATATTACTTAGAATATCAGGCCAGCTATTGATATCGTTGTATCTTAAAACAACAAATCTAATATTACCAGATTCCCATAAACTATACTTTTTTGTATGGTCAAATTTAAATTCGGTTAATTCATTTGGAAAAGTTTCAAATAAACCATTTTTTTCATTATAATTATTTTGTAAATTAGAATTATATATATCTATTAATGATTCAACTGTAATGTTATTAATATCAAGTTTATATTTATATTCAAATGATTGAAAAAATAATGATATATTTCTAAAAAAAGAGTCTCTGTATACTGTTATTATTGTTAATTTTTTATTTTCACTGTTATTTTCAATATATTTTTTCAAAGATATACTGTTATTTTGTCCAGGAAATTTAGCTTGAAAAAAATATTTATCATGGGTGTAATATGTTTTAAAATTAAAGTGTTCTAATGTATTTCTCAATGTATTTCCTCCAGTTTTTGGTAAACTATAAATTAATATATCTATATTATTCATTATAAATTAAGTTAATATTTTTAACGGGATGAAAAATATTTTTTTTATTAAAATCTTCAATGACATAGTCTTTTCTATAAACAATATCACTAAGTTCATCAGGTGTATCGTATTTTAATTTATTATATTTAGCAATACTTGGAAAACAGGCTTCTAAAAAAAATAATGTTTTATGAGTTGTAGCATAATCTTTAATTTTAGATAACATTAACCTAGACATTCTAGACGCACATACCATAAGGCGGTGGAAACTTAATATTCTTAATTTTATTCCAATGCCAGTCTGTATTTTCACCTTTTGGGTTACAATCATATTTATTACTTAAAAAATCACTATCTATATATTTAAAATCTATATAAAGTAATGTCTGTTCGCTATCGAAAAAAACATCATCTTCTAGAATCCAAACTTTATCATAATTTGTATTTATACTTGAAAAGTAATACAGTGCTTTTGCCCAACCACATACTTCTTTAGAATGTGCTATATAATTAAGGTTTATAAACCCATTTGTTTTACAATCACTGTCATTTATTTGTATGAAATTTATATTTTTGTATAAATTTTTATATTTAGTTTTATAATCAATCGAATTATCATCTATAATTAAAAAAAGAAAATTCTAACCATAATTCATTAGGTCTTAAACAAATAACACATATACTATAATTCATAATAATAATAAATATTATTTTTAATTTAAAAATCTTTCAACTTTAAAATTAAGAATTAAATCTGGATTAATTTTATTTATTAAATGAGTATTTATTGTACATTTACAAAAATGACATCTCTTGAATGTTTTCATTAACAATGGTATAATATGAATTAAAAAGGAATCATAAAAAATTATTACATTTAAATTATTTGTACACTTTTCATTTACAGACAAAACTACATCTTTACTTAAAGTGTTCCAATCTATAATTTTATCATCTTCTGTTATATTTTCTAACTTATAATTTAAAATATTAATTGTGATTTCTGTAGAATTATAAAGTTTTCTACAATAAAAAGGAAACAGATCATTAGTATAATAATAAGTATCTTCTCTACTTGGTATCATTAAATCTTGTTTATTTTGTGGCCATGTAAGATCACCGAGACCTAATCCCAAGTTACATAATGAGCTTAGTTTTTTTTCAAGTATATGAATACATATGCTGTCTATACTAACATTAAAATGTACTTTTAAATGTTCTAATGTTTGTATATACACTTTATATAAACCTTTTAAATTCATATGAGTATCTGTTTTAAAATAATCAGTATGGTCTAATAATAAAGTAGGATCCAATATATTGTTTTTTAATTCATTTTTGTAATAAGTTAATTCAGTTCTATAATTTATTTTATATTCATCCGGTAAATAATCTTTACATATACATTCTTTATCTGGAAAAACTATAAATAACAATTTATCAAGAAATTTACTGTAATTCGCCATACCTTGAAAATTATTATTTACCTGATGTTTATATAATGAATTATTGGAATCATTAATTAGAAACAAATAATTATCTTTTCCTATTAAAGTTTTCACTTTATTCATTGTATTATATCAATATTTTATTTTTTAGATATTCTTCAAATTCAAAGATTCCACATATTTTACCACAATTTACACTTACAACATTTTCATCAACTTGTTCAATAATAATATGTCTTGATGCTGAATTATTAATAATTTTAGTTTTCTTAGTTAAAAAATAACTGTGATACGTAAAATTATTTTTAAATTCTGGATAATAAAATGATATTTTTTCAGTAAATTTTAAAAACAGTTCGTCAATTTTTTCATTTGTAATGAGATAATTATGTATATCATTATAATTATCACTAACTAATACCGGTGTATGTTCAACGTCACTTAATGTAAAAATATCATTGTCTATATCACGTGGATACAGTGACATAAAATTTCCATCCATTATAGTAATACCATTAAAATTAACAAAATTTATTTTTTTAAATTCAAACATGATATCTAATTCATATATGTACTTATTATTTTTACATAGTCCCAATTGATTATAAGTACAATCTAATAAAAAATCACATTGATAATCACCTTTATCTGTATGTACTGTTATTTTATTATTATTTCTGGAATACTTATTAACGGTAGTATTAAAAATATATTTTGTATCTTGTAATTTTTCTTTAAAATAATTTTTTGCTTTTAAAGAGTCTATAACAAGTTCATCTACTTCTATTAGATTCCCATCGATATTATCAAAATCTGTATTTTGATGTATATTAAAAGAATAATTTTCGTAAGTATACAAATTTTTATATGTATCATAATCAATTAAAGAGTTTTTTGAAATGGTGTAATAATTTTTTGGAATTTTATTGATTAAATGTGAAAATTCTTTTAAAAATTTATCATACGTATTTTTGCATAATTGCCTGGTTTTAAAAGATCTAGGATAATGATACCCCAAATGGACTCTGTTTTGATTATAATAAGAGGAATTTTCGAAAATATCAGTGTTTTTATCTATAAGTATAACTTCATGTTTATTTTTTAAAATAGTACTTATATAACAACCGTACCATCCTGTACCAATTACAATAATCTTCATTATTTAATGTCAATATTTTAATAAGATCCAAATATATTAAGATCCAAATATATTTATAAAAAAATTTAATGAAATTCGTAAATCTTGTAAATCAAGTGGTAACATTTCTAAATTAATTTTATGTTTATAACCAATATCATTTAAAATATGTTTTAAATTGTAAACACTTTTGTGTGGATTTGTAAAACTTTTCATAAATTCTGTTGAAATATCTACATTATATAATATATCTGTATATTGATAAATATCATTTAAATTATCATTTTCCATAATAGCATTTCCAATATCAATCATCATTTTAATATTTTGATTATCTATTTTATTAACAATATTTCCAACTTCGTGTATTGTATTTAAAAAATTACAACCATATTTTTTACTATTAGGTTCTATACAAATGATTACCTTTTTAGACATGCAATAATCTCCAATCCTTTTAAAAAAATCAATAAATGTCAATTCATTATCATTTTCATGATTTATATATCTATTTTTAGGACATCCAAATACCAATACATGTACATTATGTTTTGAAGCTATGTCAATTACATTTTTAATATGGTTAAATAATTGATCATTTTTGTCATTAAATACATTTAATTCGTTCAAGGTATATGTTATAGATTGAAATGAATAAACATTATTTTTATAAATACTAAGATCTATATTTTGCAAATCATTCCAAGAATTTATTATAGTTGTTGGTGCAATTTGAATGTTTTTAATGCCGTATAATTTTAATAAACAACTAAATTGTAATTGAGATATATCTTTTACGCAAATATTAGACACTACTAGATTATCTTTATTAATTTTGAAAAAAATAATAAATTTTTTTATTTCATTGTAAACATCGTTTTTTGATCTTATATATCCACTTGTATCTTTACATGTATATCCACTTGTATCTTTACATGTATTTTGGTAATTAAAATACTTAGTTTTTAAATTATAATTAATTTCAGTTTTATTATCAATTTGAAATTGTGAATAATCAAAAAGATTTAATATTTCTAATGTTTTAATAGGTTCTGTAAAAAAATTACAAACTTTTATATTTTGTAATATAACATTGTCTATATCTGTTTTTAACCAATCTAAATTATACCATTGAAATGATGAATTTAAAGTAAGTACAACACTATAATTTTTATTAATTAAGTCATAAATTATATTCTTTTTAAGACCTTTACCAAATAAAGCAGGTAATCTTATAATATGGTGATTGTCAAATTTATCTTGAATAAATTTTTCGAATATATATCTATTTTTTCCATATGTATGGTTTATTTCATAATTACATAAATAGTCTTCATTGTATTGTAAAGAACAATCTTCATAAACGTCTATTGTACTGATTAAAATAAATTTATTTACTTTTATAGTTTTTAAAATTTCAATTATTTCATTTATTACAAACCAATCTTCATCTGGGTTTTTATTTGCATACCATTTTACAGCCGGTACTCCACAAAAAAATAATTGATCAAATGTTTTTCCAATACACTCTTTAAAATTTTTACTATTATAAAAATCAGTAAAATTGTAAAATTGTAATAAATTAGAACCTACAAATCCTGTGTATCCTACAATTGCAATTGACATTTACAATAAAATAATATTTTATTATTCGATTAGTAACGGGTCTATATAGTTATTTATGCTACGTATTTCTTTTACATTTAAGTTATATGCATCTATAATTTTCTTCCAAAGACCAATACTTTCATGCATATATGATTGTGATTTTAAAATTATAATTTTGGTATTTTCTTTTAGATATATAATATTTGTTAATGCAGATCCCCATGTAGTAATTATTAAATCAGCATTTCTAATTTGATTAATAAATTCAACATAAGATATATTTTCAGGATTAATTATTAAATAATTTTGCAATTTAAAATAATTTTCTATTTCTTTAAAATTTGACAATAATCTTTGAAGCCCATTTATTATATTTGTTCTAGTTATAAAAATTTTTTTATTTGTTATATTAGTTTCAGGTACATTTTTCATTAATTTATCGGTTATACTCTTTGGAAATGAATGAAACATAGGAGATACAATTCTATGTTCTATTAATATTAAATTGTTTATTTTTAATATATTTTGTTTATAATCAAACCCATTTATACTATTTCTATAATTATTATTAACGATGTAATCGATTTCTTTAAATTTAGAATGTGCATAATATAATAAAAGGGAATAAGAATCATCACAGAGTGTATCGTAAAAATGTGCACATATAAACAATTCATCTTTAATATGGCCATAATTTGGAAACCACTTTTCACATGCTATTATATTTGTATTTAAATCAATTACATTATCTTCTAAATTTATTTTTTGCAATAATCGTAGAATCATTCTAAGATGATTTATAAGCGATTTAAAAAGTGCAAAAAACCATCGGCTATCAAATAAAATTTTTTTATCTTGATCTATAAAAATACCTAATAAAGCTCCGAATGGCAAATAGTAAATTCTATCTAATTTATTTGGTACATAGTATCTATATTTATGAATAGTTTTATATTCACCATTTTGATAAAATATAGACATAGTTTTACATAAATCTATATTATGCGTTTTACGTGAATTTAAATATATTTCTTTATCACTTTCACTTAAAAAACTTAGATCTTCCATATTCCAGTTAAGTTAATTAAAGATTTAATTTTAATAAATAATTAAAATGGTTGTCCATTACCTTGAAATTTTTTCAAATGATGTTACCATTCACCAAGAACTTTTTGATTGCGGACTTGATTCAGTAGATAAATACGTTATATATAAAGAACAATCATTTAGAGAAATTTACAATTACAACAAAGACCGTCAGGTCGTTATAACAAGTAAATGTTTCACAGCACCAGTTAAAAGTATAACTAATATTTTGATTAATGATCTTGAAACAAATCTAAAAGACCTTGCAACGTTAAAGGGAAAAATAATTGAATTAATTGCAAAATTAAACAATTAATTAAAATAATTGTTAAAGTTATAAAATGCGGGATAACGTCGAATCCATTTTAGAAAAATATAGAAACTTACCAACTCCTGCTAAAGAGTCTATTGAAAACCGGTTAAAAGAGTTAATTACAAAAAAAGAAGCTGAAAAGCCACCAAGAACTGCTCCTCCAAACCTAAAAAAAATAAAAAACAATTCTTTAAAATTAGCAGGTGACTCAATTATTGATTTGACATTTGATTTTACAGGTCTTACTGGTACAGTAATTGTTACATTACCTTTGAAGAATTTTGATGGAACTACTTGGACTTCAGTTACAGATGTTGATATTAACTGGGGAGACTTAAGTCCAGTTACAACAAATACACTCACACATACTTATACGCTTCCACTTACAACAGTTAACGTCGTGGTAACAGAACAAGCTGGAACGGTATACAATGCATTTGGCGCCGGTGACATTTCTCAATTTGAATTTATCTGGGATGGCTCTGAATATCTTACAGCCGTAAACGGTTGGGGTGACTACTTCATTTACTTAAACGGTGCATTTAAAAATACACGGATATTAGAACACGTGCCATCTGCACTTCCACCCCACGTTCAAGATCTTTCATATATGTTTTTTAATTATTATTTCTTCGATCCACTAGCTAGCTTAATAAATGATCCAAATATAGCTCTCTGGAACATGTCAACTGTAACGGACATCTCCGGAATGTTTTTTAACGCTATTATATTCGATCAAGATATCAGTAATTGGGAACGAACCGGTTCAACAATGATTAACGTAAATTCACTCTATTTTACATTTGCATATGCATATTCATTCAATCAACCAATTGGTAATTGGAAAGTTGACAATGTAACGGACTTGTATCTTACATTTACACTTGCTTATTTTTTCGACCAAGATCTTAACGGTTGGAATACACACAAAGTTACAAGTTTATATGGAACGTTTGGATCTGCATTTTCATTTAATAATGGAAATTCTACTGAATTAAACTGGGACACCTCGTCAGTTGAGACAATGTTTGGTACTTTTGCAGGAGACTATGCATTTTTTGGTTCACCTGATTATACTATATTTAGTAAACCATTTGGTCCAAAATGGGTAACACATAATGTTACGGATATGTCTATCATGTTTTGGATGACACCGTTCTTTAACAGTCCAATTAATGATTGGGACACATCTAAAGTAACTGACATGAGTTTCATGTTTGCAGGTGCTCAAATTACAGATTTTGCAGTTTTTGGTCCGGATCCTACAGAACCAGTGATATCTCAGTTCAACCAGCCATTGTCAAGTTGGAATACCAGTAATGTTACAGGTATGGAAAGAATGTTTTACACTTCTAAATTTAATCAGGATATCTCAATGTGGAACGTTACTGGTATCACCGGACCGTATGTCCCAGCTGACTTTGATCCATTTGGTGTTGCTGTTTATTTAAACACACCAAGTGCTGGACACATGTTGGATTACACTCCGTTAAGCATTTTAAATTATAATTTGCTACTTTACGGATGGAGTATCCAATCAGTACAACCAGATAATACATTAGGTGCTCAAGACCTTGTTTACACTGATGCAGTTGCACATTACCAATTAACAAACACCAAAAAATGGACCATCGTTGGTGATCAAGGTCCAGCTATTTGTTACGCTCGCGGAACCCAGATTCTTTGTGACACCGGTTACATCGCCATTGAAGACCTTGAACCAGGTACACTCGTCAAAACCCATGGTCACGGGTATCGTGAAGTTGACCTCGTGGGTAAAGGTTCATTTCGAAACGATCCCAGTGATTGGAAGCGTTGTATGTACACCTTACCCAAGAAAGGCGCTATGACAGACGACCTGGTAGTTACAGGTGGACATGGTATACTCAAACCACGGCTAAGCTCACTTGAGATTGAACGTGATCGTTACTGGTACTCAAAGTGTGGAAAGTCTGCTAAAATAGACAATATGTACCTTGTAAGGGCTGGAAAGTCTCAAGAATTTAAGAAGGTCACCACCGATGACCTTTACGAGTATTATCACTTTAGTCTTAAGGGTCCATCTAACCGTAGGTACGCTGTTTGGGCAAATGGTGTTTTGAGTGAATCTGCATATAAAAAGGACGTAAAGACTTACTTGAAATTATAAACAATTGAATGAGTTACACAATTTACACGGATGGTGGATCTCGGGGAAACCCAGGTCCATCTGGAATAGGTGGAGTTATCCGTAATGATTCAGGTGAAGTTATTTGTGAAATAAGTGAATACCTGGGTATTCAAACAAACAATTATGCCGAATACACCTCTTTGTACACAGCATTATTAAAAGCTATTGATCTTGAACTTTGTAATGCCGAGATCAATATTTTTATGGACTCCAAGTTGGTTGTTGAACAAGTGAACGAACGCTGGAAAGTAAAGAACGAAAATTTAAAAGAAGTGTACCTCAAAATCAAAGAACTCCTTAAACAATTTGAAAATGTAAGTATAGATCACATACCACGAAAACTAAACGCCGATGCAGATACCCTTGCAAATAAAGCCATGGATTTATTCGATAAAAAAAATAAATAACGAGTTTAATGGAATCGAAAATACGAACTACTCGTGTTCGATGGAACATTAAACAAACAGTTAGAAAAATGATGTTAAATAAATTAAACCCAACGATACAGTTTGGAAATGGTTCAACAGATTTTAAAATGTATTGTTCTTATATTCCCAAAAGTTTTGATACAAATGAAAAACTTAAATTGTTTTATGACGAATTAGTATGTTGTGTAGATACGTACCCAGAAAAATATATTTATATAATAGGGTATTACAATTTTAAGCAGTATGAACAATACATTAGTGAACTCTTTCTAGTACACAATCCTAGTGGAACAACGATATTCGAAGAGGAACTTGACTACCTTTGAAACAAAAAGGTCCAGTTTAAACAAAAAGGTCCAGTTTAAACAAAAAGGTCCAGTTTAAACAAAAAGGTCCAGTTTAAACAAAAAGGTCCAGTTTAAACAAAAAGGTCCAGTTTAAACAAAAAGGTCCAGTTTAAACTGGTCTTTTACCGTAATTTAAGAATCCAATTCCCAATACTATTGTTCCCAAACCAACCCATTGTTGCCAATTGGTTAGACGTTCGTGAAGTATAAAATAAGCCAGTGTAGTTTCTGTAACAGTTTCTATAGCATTCCACATTCCATTGGTAATTATCAAATTACTTTGTTTTAATGCTTGTATTAAACATTTTATAACCACGACGTACGCAACAAGGCCGATGATTAAATTTCTAATACGATTGTTTCGAGCGTAACTTTTAAGGTTTGAATCACCAACAAATTCAGCTAGACTTAAAAATATAATAATTAATATAAAGTTCATTTATTATAATTATTATTTTAAAATGAAATTTTTTTTTAACGCAATTGAATGTTTTGCGTTTATTTTACCGGGAATACCTGGATCGTTTAATGTTCGAATGGCCATTTTAAGTATATACTTCATCGCACATTACATTGGTCTTCAAAATGAATATAAATCGTTCAAAAATAAAATGATAACGTATTATAATGGTCGATATAAAAAACATTGAAGACTTTGACAAACAAAGTGATAAAATTGGAGACATATACATGGGACATATGACGTATTATTCAATAACACTTGACCTAATAGCTTTGTATCTAAAAGGTCAAAAATTATTGTACGTAGAATCTAAAACATTCTGTGAACACTGTTTGTATAGACTGATGTTACCAACCATTTTTATTTCGGCTGTTTGTACAGTCCTGAGCCTGGGTTTGCAAGATTATTCACGTGGAGGTATAGTGGTGAGTAGTCTTACGGGGTTTAATTCATTTCTATTGGCAGTTGTTACATATACCAAATTGGATGCAAAGGCGGAAGCCCACAAAACAACTGCGTACCAATTCGACAAACTTCAAACAAGTTGTGAATTTTATTCTGGTAAAACACTTCTTTTGAAAGACCACGATGTTTCCAAGAAAGTTACAGAATTTGTTGAATCAGTTGAAAAGAAAGTTGTTGAAATAAAAGATGTCAATCAATTTATTATTCCAGAGGTTGTACGATTTCGATACAATGATATATACTCGTACAATGTGTTTGCTATAATGAAACAATACAAAACAACTAGGTTACTTAATACACAGTATCTCATTAATATAAACAATCGAATAGATGAATTTGAAGAACTTGAAGAAACTGAAACAGCTGTTCCAGACGTTGTTATCAATATTGAACCCAATAGTAAATCAAGTTTATTTAACAATTTATTTAAAATAAATGTTGAACCTCATGAAGAAGAAGAACTCTTGGATATATACTCTAAAAAGACAAAATTAAGCGACCTTCTAAAAGAACGTGATCGTTTGATAGGCAAAATAATAGAATACCGAAACATAAGTATATCACTTAATGAGAAGTTTGACAAATTGGTAAATAAACACATAACCAAACAAAAGAATATGTTTGATCTTTTGGGCTGGTTAAAAAATTAAAATAATTGTAAATGGTAAATGAACACCATCGATCTTTGTAAAAAACATAAGATAAAACTAACCAGGCGAACAAAGTCTGGTAAGCGTGTTTATAAAACACTCAAACAGCTTCGTAAAGAAATTAAAACAAAACTTTTTATTCAAGAAGCAAATAAAAAGTCTGTTAAAAAGGGAACCGTTGGATCTTTTACAAAGTGGTGTAAATCTAAAAAACTAACAAATTCTCAAGGTAAAGTAACTATGAAATGTATCAAAAAAGGTCTTAAATCTAAAAGTTTACTTACACGACGTCGTGCAAATTACGCAAGAAACATTGGAGGTTATTCCATTTAAAGAGCTAATTTTTTTAAGGACCTAGGTTTTCTTGGATTACTGTAAAAGTTATAAATGTCAGTGATGTTTCCAAATTCTTTTTCAAGATCGTTGAGTACACAATTGTAAAGATCATTAGGAACATTGTGGTATAGTACTTCTAAACTTTTGTTTATAAGATCAATTGTGTACAGTCCAGCTTTAAGGTGTTGTTTGTCGATATTTCCTTTCATGACCATAAGGTCGTATTGATATCTTCTAAAAAGTGAATAATACTGACATGTTATTATGGAAATGTGTAATTGACTTGTTATCTTTTTGATATCCTTTGGTTTTTTTGAATTGTATATGACAAGATCATCGTCAGTTATTTCATTTTCAGTTATGTTAATATTCGGTAAAGACTGTATCTTACAAATTGGATGATATTCACCTTCGTGCAAGGCTGTTTCAATTATTCGTGTCTTGTACGGTGTATACTTATACTTTTTAAACTTTCTTCCTATTGTGTAATAATATGTTTCAATTTTGTTATTACATATATTAAACATCTTAGAATTAGTTGTTTTTTGAGCACTCATTTATTATTACCCTTATTTTAAATAAAACAATAAATTGACAATAAATAGTATTCCCAAACGTTGTTGTAAAGACTTAGTATCACCGGAACTAAGTAAATAAAAAACCAGTTCAGTTAAACCTTGATTTTGGTCTTTATGAAGATCGTTTGTACACTGAAAACATGAATAAATATCTTGAACAATCAATAATTTCTTTTTATTCTTTCTAACAATAATTTTAATGTTGTCCAAACTTCTTGGTCTTGGAAGTTTATTTTTTACTATTAAGTGTTCAGCACTTTTTGAACGCTTGATCATTATTTATTACAAAAGTTTTAAATACCTTAACTTTTAATTCGTTAAATAAGTTAAAATGATCGACCCTGAGAAAATTTACAGGTGTTACGTGAGTTCTGAGTGGAACGTGGATAAATTACTAGAAAAAAAATTAATAACCAAAAAACAATTAAAAAAAATTAAAAAAAAATATGATGGCGGCGAATCCCATATTCTAGGAGACCCGTTGATTCCAGGGTTATATGTAAATGTTGGAAATGGTAAGTGTTTGGGTATTCGAGATCTCATTGGAATGGGTATGATAGGTAAGTACCCAAAAAATGAACGTGGTCAATACATTAATCCATTTACAAGACAACCGTACAACCACGGAACTATGCAAAAAATAAATGATTTACTTTATTTAGCAGGCTTACCTAAAATAAATCATTATGATCTTAAAAATATAAATGACTTCAATGGAAACTTTGAGATGTATTCAAATTATATCATTACAAGTTTAAAGTCTGGGAGGTTGTCTCTTGAACAACAACAAGAAGCAATAACGGCTTATAGTTCGTTACTCGATCCGTTGTATTGTATTTATCTTATTTTTGAAGAGCCACAGGGTGAAACATGGGTATACCACGAAAACCGTATTTATCTTAGAACTCCGTACGGGTGGATGTTACCTGAACACATGGGAGACTATGAATGGTTAAATGTTTCAACATAATTAAATTAATTTAAAAATTAAAAAATAATAATAACAAAATGGACCCGTTGACAAACTCCGTTGAATGCTTTTTGAAAAAAACAAGAATGGCAAGTATCAAAGTACTGAAACGGGAATTAAACCTTAATAAAAAACAAGTTAAACGTTTTATTCGCATGAGCGGTCTAATTAAACCAGTAAATCCGGTACAATGTGGTTCGTTTAAAAGGTATATTCCAGTATTTGAATACCTTCCAGATCAGGTTAAACAACTCGAACAAAATGATTCGATTGAACAAACTGATCAAGAATGGACAGTAATGTCATAAATAAAATTTACTATTGCTTTTTAAATTATCTGTTAACCATTCTGGTAAATCTGTTCTGTCTAATAATTTCAAAATTGTTTCACGGCCGTGGTTTTTAAATTCTGGAAGATACGATGCAACAATTGTTATTTCGTAATCAAATAAATAATCATATACACTACTTTCAATAAATAATATATCATTCGTTGGATATTTTATTTTATTTCCTATCAAAGCGTATTTATATGCTTCAAGATGCTTTCCAATTATTCTTAGAACACGTACAGCAGAATATAATGCTTCTGCTCTAGATTTTCTATAATTATAGGCTTCAAGGTGTTTTTCAATTGCCATTGATGTTTCATTTTTATCTTCGTAACAACACCCAATTGAATATATAGAATAGTACACTTCTTCAACCCATCCTTGTTGTGCAATTCTTTTTTCAAAGAATATAATTGCTGTATCGTAGTCTTTTATATCTTTATAACTTTTTGCAAGGTAAAAATAATACCTACTTTTTAAAACACCTTCATCACCCGGTTCGTTTAATGCACTCGTGAGTAATTCAATGTCACGTTTGTATTTATATTCTTTGGAACCTCCATCTTCGAAGTCTTTTATTTTTAGAGTATTTAATTTTACATTTGTTATGTTTGTATTATTCCAGTATTCATGGGTTACTCCAATACATTCCCAATTATCTTTAACATTTATTAACCGAATATTGTAATAATTAATAATTCTATTGTATTGTTCTACTTTATAATAATCTTCGAATAAAAGATTTTTATTAAAGGTATCGTTTATTTCAAGTTCCATATCGGCATCGAGAAGCAATGCATAATCAAATGTGTACATTTTTTTTGCAAGATTCAGGCTAAGTGTTCTGTTGTAACCAAAATTCTTAAAAGGTTCGTGGTGAACTGTTCCCGGGATGTTATTATTTTTACACCAATTTTGTATAATTTCATGAGTATTGTCAATAGACCCGGTATCACATATTGATACGTAATCTATTATAGATTTTGCTGAATTTAAACATCTTTCTATGATTTTAGATTCATTTTTTACAATCATAACCAAACATATTTTTATTCCACGTTTTAAACTGAGTTTTTGTTTTAATCGATCTTTTACTTTCATTGTATAATTTAAAAAATATAAATTCTTAAATTAATTAAAATAATATTTATTATTATTATAAATGTCCACCAGCGCTCCTCCTCGTCGAAGAGGAAACCTGCTTGGGAGATTTAATTCTACTTTGTACTTAGAACAAGACCCACGTAGGATAATAGTAGAACAACTTGAAGCAATTGATGACCAGAATACAATCTTATTTGTTATTAGTGAAAATGGTTCGGTATTTGACCAGTTCTTTCTTTATAATTCTGGAGGCGTGTATATAAAACGAAATGTTCGAACCGAAGAAGCATTAGAATATAACGATACTACCGAGATAGCAAATAGTATAAACGAAAGTATCTCTAGAGTAATAAGAATAAGAAATATTGGAACACAAGATGAAAGACGTGAAGGGTTATGGGACCTTAGAATCCTTAACCGAACAAATCCACGAAATTTATTAGAAAACTTATTACAAAGCTTACTAGTCCGAAATAACAATAAAATAAATTTAATTAAAGTTACACCACTTCAAGGTCAAGAGGAATATACACTAACAAAAACACTCAATGGTAGAATCTTGGCAGAAGACTCCTCTGGTATGAATCTTAGTCCATTAAGCATACTCGATACACTTAATCTTTTTTATTCATATAGAACAATTCAATTTGTTTTAATAAATATTCGTCGTAACTCTCTTATTTACCAACAGTTTTTATGGAATAATCCGGACCGCCCATTTATTATAAACAATGTTCCAGTAAATAACCCCGAACAACCCCCAGTTATTATAAACAATAACCAAAACCAATCGCAATTGCAACTTGTTCAACCACCTGAACCAGTTCCACCTATTACACGGGCAAGTTACCCTGGTCAGTGTGTAATCTGTCAAGAACCGATTGAAGGTCAAGGGTGTCGTGTAAATTGTCAAGCAGGTCACATTTTCCACTGCGATTGTATCAACCAGTGGAGAAATACACACCAAACAACATTTAATCTTCAAGAAATAGGGGAATGGCACAACGAGTGTCCATTGTGTCGCCAAGAAATAAGTCAAATGTACTATGTTGAAATAACACCTGAGATTCAATCAGCAACTGCATTTGGTAAAAAACGGTTTACCGTTCGTGAAATTACAAAAATGATAAAATACCTTAATAAATTAAAATAATTTAAGAGATTATAAAAATGACTGAATCGCTTGAACAATTAACCAAAAAACAGTTACTCAGTAGAGTGAGAGTAAAAGATACAGGTTATACGAAAAAACAAGTTCAATCATGGACAAAGGACCGTATAATAGACTTTTTATTAAATGATAAAGAAAAACAAAGTCCAGTACGGACAGTGGATGATATTAAAAAATCACCAAAGCTTAATAAAGATGTCAAGTACAAAATACTAAAAAAATTCTACGAAAACCAAATAAAAGACCTACTATTTGCTGTTAATCTAGATATATCAAGTATGTATAATGAAGAACTTCAAAATAACCTGCACCTTAAAAGAATTTTCCCCAGTTATCCTACAAAAATATCAATAGACACAAAAGAACTTTATTATAACCTTAATAACCAAGACACGGTAGAAGCTGTTAATGAATTATTTTATAGTTGTGTAAAACCTAAAAATAACGAATTCTTAAAAATGGATATTTTTAAGTTGTGGTGTACAAGTGATGGTTTTGAAAGTGATAATAGTATATTTCATTCTAATGACATATCCTATAAATTTGGACAGTATGTCTATGAATTAAATATACTAAAAAACAAACTAAATAGACTGCGTAGCAGTTAGTTCATCCTGAAGGGATGAACAGAGTCCAAAGGACTGTAAAATTTGAAATAACAAAAATGAAAAATAAATTTAATTATATTAATTAAATGTTAATAAATGTTCTTAAATATACCTGGATTAGCTGACAATTTATACCAATCAATGTGCTCCGGATACATTAATTGAATTGCATATGGATTTGTTGATAACCAATTCCAATTAATGTATCCTGGGTGTTGACGAAGTAATTTAATTGCGCAAGGTGATTTATTAATGCAAACCAATAAATTTTAAGTTAATTTAATTGCACCAGGTGAATGAAAATAATTTCCAGTCAATCTTTTCAGGGTTTTTACAAAGTAATTCAATTATTTTTAAATCAATTTTTTCTGGATATTTTTTAAGGAGTTCAATTGCACCTGGCGATGGAAATACACTCCAATTAATTTTATCTAAAGGTATCCAAGATTTTAAACGGTAACGATTCATTTTTAAGTTAATTTAAACATTTACTTATTTTTAAGTTAATTAACGAAATCTTAAAAAATGGACCGCGTTGAACAAATGAAAACAATTCAAAGTGAGGCACTTCAATTATTTATTAAAAAAAATGCAGACTACGGTGATGCATTTGCAAGGTACGGTATTATCGGTGTCTTAATGCGAATAGAAGACAAGATTCAGCGAATAATGAGTATAACAAAAAATGGTGTAAATCTAGTAAACGATGAATCTATTAAAGACACTTTAATAGATTTACACAATTATTCAGCAATGGCATTGATGTTACTTTAATCAATTGGTCCGCATTGTATTTCAATTAGATCTTTATATTTTTCTAAAAGTTCTTTATTCTTGCTTTTCCACTCAGGGTCCTTTAACTTATCACAAAAACTATCGGTGTCTACTTCCCGTTGTATCCAATCACCGTTCGTGTAGTACCACCAGCCTCCAAGTGGAAGACCCGTTTCCCACCACCACCCGGGCCCATACCCAGGTCCACCGTACCCAGGTCCACCGTATCGATTCCATCCACCACCATGTCTAGGTCCAGGTCCA